AGGAGCAGTCCTGTTGTACTGGTGTTTGTCAGTGTTATCAGCGGGACTTGGACTTTAGAGGACCGTTTTAACCCAATTTTTACAAAAAAAGATAAATACTACGATGAAAAAGGACAAAGACGAAAAACCATACTACGACAAATCACTGCAACAACTGTTACAGTCATATCTGGACGCGGCGGACACATCAAGCAAAAACACGCCTGAGCAAGAAAAGATATTACAGATGATCAGAGACAGAGATATACCCGTGCGTAAGGTCACAAGATCAGGGTCAAGCAAGACAGAACACATCAACACCAACAACGAGTTGGATCTAAACAAAAAAATGCAACAGGGTTTAAGCGTAATACAGTACGAATATGAAGCATTAAAAGACGATATGGAGCGAGGAGTTGACATAATAAGATCAATTGACTCGTGGATGATCTCAATAGACAGAAGAATCAGATCACTACATTACCACTTCAGTTGGCTGGAAGACATTTCAAACATTAACGACAAGGACGGCGACAATGGCACTCAAATTGACGGCACACGCAAGTGATTACCACACAGAACACACACTAAATTTAACATCTAAAAGAATCAAGTTAGCAGAACACGACAATCAGCATTTACATCAACACTATGATGATGCTGTTGACAAGATTCTGGAATACTGGAACACACATTACCACCTGGGCAAATACTCAGACATACACGCACACCTGGACAGCAATTTACACTGGTCACCCATCAAAAAGAAAGGGCAAAAACGACCAAGCAAAGAAGTGCGTAGACTAACGCACAGCAAAGATGTACATCATCTGGAGGGCAAGTACTATACACATAGACAACTGCTTAATATGATGGCTCTAAAAGCGAATAAGACACTAAAAAACAGCAAGGACACCTTACAAGACTGGACAGAATCAATGTATAGAAGATTCAATGCTTATATTGAATGGTGTAAAGAATGGGACAGCAAATACAATCAATCAAAGTACTACGCAGAACTGGACCAATTGAAAGTGAGGATAACTTGGCTAAAAGATTAATATCATCGTCGCAACTTGTAAAGTTGATGCTGGTTGGAAAAGCCACGGACAAACAAATTGTAGAATGGGCCAACGAGCGTAAGAGTGTTATGGACGGCAAAGAAGCAGTAATAAACAGATTAACTGGACAAAAAGCCTCTATGACAGATGAAGAAAGACTTGACTTCTTTAGGAAGTTTACATTATAATCAGAATTATGGCACAAAAAAACAAAAAAACATTTCCAATATTATGGACGCTTTATCACACAGCGATAGTGATTGAGTTGGCCATAGTTATTGTACTACTGGCGATCAAATAATATTATGGACACAAAAGCAATAGAACAGAATCAACTCATAGGTTACTGGGCAAAGTCTCGTGGAATAACACTAAAGGCTTTACAGCACCACAAGAACATCGATGATGTCATATTGCTAATAAATTTTAAAGACGCTTTCAACACACATATGGACAGCAAACAAAAGCAAGTATGGGGTGGTATCTGGAGTAGTGTATACACTAAAAAGAAGAAGATATCAAAGAATGCGTTAAACAAACTATCACACATAGGCACACAAATACAAAGCAGGCAGAACAAAATCAAATCTCTAAGACAAAGGCACAGCAGGGACCTCCCAAGCATAAAACCCACGGCGTAATATGACGGCTAATGTCCGTGGCACAGTTTGTAGTACTTGATCATTACAAACAATAGTGTGGCCGCACCCACCTGGTGACAGGTAACAGTTACAATACATCAGTCTGTTAGAAGGGTAGATCAAGTCGTGCGTGATTACTTCAAGCACTACGGCGGCTATGGAATGGTACTTTTTTTTATGGGTATCATTTACATAGCCGTCGTGCGATCAAAGGCTTCAAGCAAATCATATTAAATCACATCTAAAGAAATAAAATCAATAACGAACGAAGTGAGTTATTAGGCAAAACGAAGTTTTGTCCTTTTACTAGTGAGTAAGATTGAGTTATGACAATCATATGGTATATTTGGAATATATGGTGTTTTTGGAATATTTGGCTAAAAAAAGAAGCACACAGAGACCACTACAATGGGGTCAAAGCCACCACCTGGGGTGTTACTACCCGGCGAAATAGTGGGAATAGAACAGGACACCAAGTATTATATGGACGAGACTAATCGCTATCAGGTATCTCACTTGGCTCCCACTCAACTATTATTGATTCATCTTTCTTTACGATTATTATGGTCTCACTTGGACCACACTTGATTTTAAACACGCCATCTCGAGGTGCTGTCAACTGTTGGCTTCTGTACTCACTCATTTTGTTAAACGGTCCATATGTGCGTAGATACGACCAATAACTTTATCAAGACTTAACAACTCCTGTTGCATCATTGCGACCATAGTCTGTAGTTCAATTATGGTTATCAAGGCCCAAGTACTCAGACCCATCAGGATAGTCCCCAACAGAGCGATCATCATAGTGTTAGTCTTTCTGGACATTATGGTTTACCCTGGCGATTGTACTTTTTGTATGATCGTCTTTTGGACTTGTTCATCATTGCTTTGCTGTGTTTACCACGACCAATGGAAGTCTTTTTTTTTACACCAATGTGTTCAATTTTTTCTTTTACCTTGGCCATAAGCAAATAAGATTGAGTTAGGTTGGATTCTAGCGATTAAGATTGAGTTAGGTTGCATTTTATAAATTTGTTTTTCCATAATAAAAACAGGGTGAGCCGCGAAACCCACCCTGCTAACATTTAAACAATATAACTAAACTTCCATTTCTGAAAGTTAAGGAGACATAGATGTCTATACAGCAACTCTATATCATTAGTATTTATAACACATTTAAAACAATGTGTCAATTGATTATTGGCCTGCTCTAGACAACTTTTCATAGAGTGAATACAATTCATTTCTATGTGCATCACCCAAAGGATCACCTTGTGGTAGATTCATTTTGTCATCTTTACGCATTTCTGCAATTTGACTTCTTATGCTAATGCTGTCTATTTCAGTTCTACCTGATTCCTGTATTGGATTTGGTGTTCTGCCCGACGACATTAGATCATACATTATTTGCAAACCTTCTGCTGTGTTGGCCAAAGGTTGTGTCAGTGTTTCAGGTGAATACTTACTTGCAAATTTCTTGACTGCAACTATCCTAGAATCATATTCATTGCCCCATTTTTCTTTTAATATTGCATTCTGTTGTTCTAGATCAACGCCCTGTGGTTGTGCGTCTTGTATAACATCCAATTGATCTTTATACAATGCTATCACACCTTCCACTTGATCCTGCGTCATATTAAGTTTACTAAACATTGTTTCTGCTTCTTTAACAGTAGCATCATCATTGTTAATTTGCAGGTCCATTTTTTCCACAAATTTCCAATCATAATTTTCAGGTGCTTTGGGTTGATCAGTCATTTTCTTTTCTAGTTCATTGTATGACTTTGCAAGGTCTTCACCAGTCTTGAATTTTTCTGGTAACCAAGCAGGTCTATCACCCGTGTCCTTGGGTGCTTCACTGTCAGTTGTTTTTAACAAACCTGCATTGGATTCTTCTGTGCTTACTCTATTGACATCCATATTGTCAGGATTTGCTTGTTCTACTTGTTGAGTTTGGTTCTCTTCCATTTTATTTTCCTCCTAGTTTAGTTTTTGGAGTTTCTTTCTCCATCATATTATTGATTCTTTGAATCAATGCTTGTTGCGACACTTTGTAAATGGCGCTGTATGGATTAGGTGCATCAGCAGTTACTCTGGTGCTGTTGATGATCCTCTCCAAATCTTTTAATACTAATTGACCTCTTGGTGTTCCGAATGTGGCCAAGTATGCTTGTTTTATTTCTGTTAGATCTTTCATTTCTTTTTCCTTTTGAATGTATATCCAGCAGGTTCAAAACCCAATTGTTTGAATATGCGATTATATGCAGGTCTCAGTGACCAACTGAAGCAATATATTTCTGTGCAATTTCTTCTGTCTGCCCAATCAAAAAATCTTTTCAATAATATTTTTAGATACTTTTGTTTTGATTTTTGATTAGATAATATTGCAATGATGTTTGCATCTGCTTCGTTGACCCACATATTTTCAGTTATCTCTGCAAGTAGTACACAATGCAGATAACCTGAATCATCTTCAATACCTTCTGCGTAACCAAAGCCTGGTCTGTTTTGCTCAAGGTTGATTAGATAATCCAAATATCTTTCTGAAAAAGGATTGCCGTTTTGGATATGTTTTTGATGGTTAACCCATCTTTCTGCCATTGTTTTTAGCAGTTGTCTTTGTTCAGGAGTTTGGTAATCGCTCCCATTTGTTATACGCATAATTGTTCGCTTTCATTTTCATTTTGGTTCTATTCTAAGTTTGGTTGCGGACTTGTTGGTTGAACGCTTGTTCTTGGATCTTGCGATTGTAATTGTTCAGCCGCCTGTGCCAGCATTTGTTGTTGTTGTGCCGCTTGTAGTTTTTCTTGTACCATATCAGGATCTAGTAACACTTCAGGAGACATATCACCATCACGCAATATCTTTCTTGCGAGTGCTTGTATGTCAACTTGTGCAACTGCTTCTGGTCCCAACTGCGATACGATTTGTAGTAATTGGATGTCTCTTTGTATTTCAGACATACCAATACCTTTTTTAACAGCAGAGTTGACCACAATCTCATAACTTCTATTGTCGTTAATAATTTCTGGTAGTTCACCTCTTAACTGTAATCTTGTAATTAGATTTTTGATTATTGGTCTTAGGAATTCAATTTCTAATCTTAATCCATAAGGGCCTATCCGCCTAAAAAATTCAGACTGCCTAACCTGTACTTCAAATGCTGTCATTTGCTGTGATTCCTGTGGTGGAATAATTGCATCATTGAACAACATTGTTCTAACTTTTTGTCTTTGATCTTCTACAGTTTGGAAAGTTATATTGAAGTTGCCTGGAAACGGAATTGGTCTTAATTCTGAATCAACAGTAATAACATCACCTGGCTCAATTTTCATATTAGCGAAGTTGACAGTGGATTCTGATCCATCGGTTTGCCAAGCACCAAGACCGGCCCACGCACTCTGTTGCATTATCAATTGGGTTGCCGTGTTCGCTACCCGTATATGTGCAAGTGCCTGTCTCACAGGTGACTCTCCCCATATGGATCCCAATGTTTTTCCAAATCTGAACACGATAAACATTTGGGCGGGAGAAACTTTTTCTTCTAACAAGACCATTTTGTCTTCTAGATAAACACGGTACATCATTTCATCATCGCTAGGACCTTTTAAACAAGATTCTAAAATTTTTACTTTGCCGTGTGGATTAGATTCTGCTAGTGTGACAACTTCTCTGCCAACTGTTTCAGCACCGTATTTTTCTATTAGGTATTGTGCAGTTAAATCCT